GTTTTACTAGGGATTTAGACCCTAGACACCCGTTTTTGGTGTTTTTGGACTTAATTTTGTCCAACAGGAGACTTACTCTCCTTGACTTCAAACATCTTTTGAAGTTGTCCGGATCTTATTCGGGCCCAGGTCGAATTGACCTGACCCACAGACGTGGGTCTTTCATGGGTGAACCCATGAGTTTCATGACATTGACCATGATTAATCTCCTCATTGATGAGATATCCGATTATGTATATTTAACCGGAGATTCTGACCTTGTCAGATACGATGGGAAATCCCTCGATATACATGAACCTTCATGTATTTGCGGCGATGATTTTGCCGCTTTACGACGTGATGAACGTCGGATCCTTATATTTAAGGATATCGCCGCACGTTGCGGCATGGTTCTTTCCTGGAAAGACCAGATCTCCAAGCGAGTTCTAATCTTCTGTGAAGATCACGTCATCATTCGTGACGGACGTCCGATATATGTGGACGTAATAAAGTCAAGACTTTTGACGGGCATGTCCCGCCAGCAGTCCGATCATCGGACTTCCATCCTCGGAAAAGGGAGGATGTTACGTAATCAACTTGATTACTTTGAGGACCCTGTCCTCAAGAAGGCCATTCTTGTGGTCTATAAGACTGTATTTTCTAGAATACAGAAGGGAATAGGACATTCCCGGTTACCAATTTGGTTACCTCCCCAATGCGGTGGCATTGGTTTTCCTATCCTCGAAGAGGATATACCAGCCTGGGGCTGGAAGTTTATCAGGCATGTGCTTGATGTCCTTAAAATTGAGGATCAGACCGAACGTATTGTTGGTCTATCAATGTTACGTACATTGAATTCACCTTCAAAGAAGGGAATATCCACTTGGGATGATACACTGAAAATTCTTTCAGTCGAAATTGGAAAATTTCGTTATGCTGACCCTGTGTCAGAAATTGAATCTTGTTCAATAGATAGTTATACTATCTATTCTGATGACTTTGTCACCAGATTACTTGCTCTAGTTGGCAAGGAGATTCCAAAGGATCCTTATGACCCAGCCAAATTTGACTGGGATAGTCTCAAAAATGAGGCTAATCAAATCGGCTTCATTCAAGCCGACGATCTCCTTTTGGAGATCGAACGTGTTTGTAATTTTCAAACATTTCTTATTTCGAATAAGACGCGCGAACAACGCACGTTTGAGACTTATGTTAAGTCTGCGGCCAGATATTTCCGGTCGAAGGGGTTGTCCATATCGGACAAGCCCCAATCTGTCACTAAGGCAGATTGTCCCGAGTTTTCAACTTGGGTTAACCTCGAAAAGAGGTTCCGGACAACTTTGCCGGGATGGATCGCTCTATTCGATCCTAGAGTTAACATGTTTAACTCAACAGCCTCATTGAAGCTGAATTTCACCGA